ACTTCTCTTACCATCAAATGACTTTAGTTTACTGTTTACAGCATTGACTCTATCTCTAACTAAAGCATGAGTGGATTTACATTTAACATTAAAACCTGCATTTTGCAATATAGTTAAATCTGTTCTGCCACCTGCTGATGTCTTACGTTGTCTTGATGCTGGGTCAGGGTAAGCTATTATCTTTGTCTTGTCATACCTAGATAATAATTCATCAACTAACTCATCAGTATTAGAACTGTAAATAACTATCTCATCAAAGAAATAACTAACTCCGTTCTTAATATGGAATAGACAAGCTGATAGTGGGTCAATGTTAAAATCTATTCCAATATGTATCATAAGTTTAGGGTCGTACTTACATTCTTGCACATTTAATTGGCGATCAAAGTTATAGTAAACAACTCCTGAGTAGGTTTCAAATGATGCTAAATATTCTTGTCTAAATGTTCTCTCGTCTAAATCTTTCATGGCTTGTTCAATCTCGTCTTTATCAACTTGACCACCATCTAATGTTGTAAACTTAAATGACTTCCACTCAGGGTCATCACCTAATCCCTTTTGATATATCTCATAAGACCAGTTACCAAATCCTCTAGGTGTTCCTATAAATAATACATTACCAGTTACGTGCTTATCTGAGATTGTTGGTCTTAAAACTTCGTGCCAAGCCATAGGGTCTATATCTGCATACTCATCTAGCAATAGAAAGTCTAATCCTACTCCTCGTAAATTATCAGGAGACTTATCTGCACCTTTTAAACTAATCTGACTACCATTCCTTAGTGTTAAAGATAGTTCTGTTTCATGTGCGTATTTAATCCATCTTTTTTCTATTACTAACTTCTTTAATTGTTTCCACATTATCTCCTTACTCATTCGGTAAGTAGGTGCTACATAAAATATCTTTGAGTTAGGTTTACGACTTGCAAATCTTAACAGTTCATACATGGCTAGGTGTGTCTTGCCGAATCTTCTACCAGTAATAAGAACTCTAAATCTTTTTGGGCAAGTATATACTTCTAGTTGTGCTTTACTAAAAGGCATTTAGTTGTTTGATCTTAGACTTTTATCTAATTCTTCTTCTAATTTTTTGATTTTAATTTCTAGTGCTTGTGTTTCTTCCTTTAGTCTATCGTTTTCTTTTCTTAATTCGTAAATGATTTTTTCTAAGTCGTGGCTACCACGCAAACTTGCATCTATCATACGTCTAGTTTTTTTTCTTCCACACATTTGAACATTAAATCCTTATAGATAATACCTTGTTCGTTTAATCTTTCCATCATAAAGACTGATTGTTTATCGCCAAATTCTACACATTCTTTATAACTCTTAAACTTTAAGTTGTTAGCCATAGTCAAAGCCATTGGTTCAAACTTATCTATATTGAGAACCATCAAGAAGAATACTATAAAATATTCCACTATTTTTTCTTATTCTGATATGCCCTCAAATATCTTCTGCCTAAAGCTACTGCTTCTGGTTTACTCTTACCTCTATAACCCCAAGCTTCTAAACTTAGTTTGAGTCTAGTCTTGCGACCTTTCTCGTCAAACAATCTACCTCTAGCACTTCCCATTCTAACTAAAAACGAACCTTTGCGTCTAAGTTGCATTGGTGTTGTTGGTCGCCCCTGAACTGGTGGTCTTAGGTTACTTCCAGTAGCACGATTGTATCTTGCTCTACCAGATGCAGATAATCCACCTCTTACGTTCTTGTCAGATTTTCTAAGACTAAATTTACTCATACTTTTTTAAACTAAATTTTACTGGTGCTTGTTTCTTAACTTTTAAATTATGTTTCTTCATAAGTAAATTGACAATACATTGGCTACAAGCTTTTAGATGTTGCTCTAGTTTGTTCATCATTGGCTTATGACAGAATATACATTTACTCATTTTTAACCTCTAATATTTTTTTTGGTTCTTCTACTATATCATAAATAGGTAAAGGTGCATCAGATTCAGAATCTAGTCTTTCATTTACTTGACCTAGCATTTGTTTGCCAAGCCAAATTAATAAAACTGGGTTTCCCTTCTCTACTGCTACTTGCCATTGTTTACGTCTTAAACTAATATTTCCTTCTGCTCTCCCTTTAGTGATTTCTGCTGAAAAATTATTGTGTAAAGTATCTCTGTGGCAACCGAAAAAATCTGCCATTTCTTGCATAGTACAATGTAATCTAGCTAATCTTATTACTTGTTCTCCGTCAATATCAAGCTTTGGTCTTCCTACCTTCTTAACCTCAGATTGAATTGTAGGTTTTTCCTGATTGCTCATGTATAGCTTCTTTTCCAGTAAATTGTTGCCATCTATCTATTATCAAATCACAATATTTAGGGTCTTTTTCTATTCCATAACAAATTTTTCTTGTTTTTTCACAAGCAATTATAGTAGTTCCACTTCCTAGAAAAACATCTAATATAATAGAATTTTCATCATAAGCAGATAACGCATCAATTACAAATTTAACTGGCTTTGGACATGTATGATGTTCTCTTAGTTTGTCTAATCTATCTGAATTATAATCAAAATAATCTAAATTGTATTTATTTTTAGTTTTACCCCACAAAAAAATAGGTTCTATTTTTCTAAAATAAGATAATTTACCGCCTGATTGTTTATTTCTACTAATCCAATAAAATATATCATCAGGTTCTTTCATTAACCAAAATTTATTATATTTCCAACCAGCAGTAAGAAATATAAAATTAGAATATTCTTTTAATAAAGGAAACCATTTATCGCAAAATTCTAAATATTCTTTACCTGCTACATCTTTATGAGTATTATATTCATAATTTAAACCATAAGGTGGGTCAGTAAAAACCATGTTAGCTTTTTTATCTTTTAAAAGCAAATTGTAATATTTTTGATCTGTTGAATCTCCACAAATTAATCTATGATCTCCTAATACCCAAATATCTTCTAATTTGTTTTTTGGATTTTCTTTAATTTCAGGAATTTCATCATCAGCAATTAATCCTTCTCCTTCGGCTTTTAAACCTTGCAAGAACTTATCTTCAAATCCTAATAAACTTATATCAAACTTATCTGCTTCTAATCCTTCTATTTCTACTGATAGCTTTTCTAAATCCCAACCTGCGTTAAGTGCTAATTGATTATCAGCTATTATTAAAGCTTTGATCTGTGTTTTTGTTAGCCCAGAAATTATTATGCAAGGTACTTCTTCGTGTCCTAATCTTTTGACTGCTTGTAATCTACCATGCCCAGCTATGATTGAATTGTCTGGAGATAATAGTATTGGGTTTGTAAAGCCAAATTCTTTAATACTTGAAATAAGTTGTGTAATTTGTTCTTCGCTATGAGTCCTACTGTTATTTATGTAGGGAATAAGATCAGATACCTTCTTTTTAATAAGTTCCATATTAACCGAAATGTTCGTTAAATGTTCTATTATTCTTTTTTAAGAGATTTGTAAAGGAAGTCTAATAAATCTTGGTTTTGGTAAAGTGTGTGGCAGATTCCATTTGCTATTGAATTGCATACTACTTCTTCAGCTTTTAATGGTAAATCTAATTTATATTCGTCATGTATCATGTGGCAGATTTCATGGATTAAAGTGTTAGACATTTGAATATCATCTAATGTTTTGTCTAAGGTAAGAGTGTTGTTATCACAATCAAACTCCCCAAATATTTTCTTTTTACTGGCTAATTCCTTTTCAATGAAATTAAGTTTAATTATTCTGCTTCCGAAAATAATTTCTTTCATCTGAATCTTGATACGATCTTAGCTATCTTCTTGGGTTGTTTAGAGAATTGTTTTCCCTTCTTTTTTGCCATTCTTTTAGCACGAGTTGTTTGTGCGTATTGAGATGGTGATAAAGCTTTAATTGCTTTTTCAGGAAGGTATCGTTCTCCAGTCTTAGAACTTGGTTTACCAGATTTAGTTCTCCACTTTTGCTGACTCCAATTCATTAAGTCTCTTTGTGATTTCTTAATCATCTATAACCACCACCTCTTGCTTTATAAGTCTTTGCTAACAGTTGTGCTTTTCTTGCTGACCATTGACCAGCTTTAGTTCCTGCAACTGATCTGCCTTTAATTGAATAAAATAGTCTCTTACGCATAGTTGGCTTAGTGTAGTTACCAGCTAAATTAACTGTGCTTTTTTTTCTTTTCATTTCTTTTTTCTTTTAGGCATCTTTAATGGTTTGGGTTTGTAAACTCTATAAGTGCCTTTAGTCTTAACTTTGTTTGTATAAAGTACAGCTAATGAAGAACTTGTTGTGATTCCCATTATTTTTTCTTACCTTTTTTATTTGTCATTTTTTTTGGGGCTTTTTTCATGTAGTGTTTTGGCATTATATTTTATCCTTTATTTTGTTAATCATTTTGATTATCTCAAATCTATAAGAAATGGAAGTAGAATAGTTTTCTAATGTTTCTGCTAGTTTAACTGGGTCTTTGGTTCTCATTCTCACTTGTCTAAATTGACTGTAATGATGATTGTTATTTAATATTGATACATAATCTTTTACTGAACTGCATTTTGTTTTATAAGTTTTAACTCTCCAATTAATAGATGGGTCTTGTTTAAGTGGCAAGATTCCGTTCTTAGACCAGATTCTTATACCAAACAAATTTTGACCTTCACGAGCAAATCTTGAAGTTCCATAATCCGACTCTACGATTGCTTGGGCTATGATTAAAACTGTTGGAACTTGCTCGTTTTTATTTAGATCAACATTAAGGTAATCTACACATTTTTTCATTGAGTTTATGAATTTTTCGCTGGAACTTGTGTCTATCTTAGGTTCGTAGAATGAACCTATTGCTTTGATATGCTTTATTGTTTCTTGCCTGATCTTCTCCTTGACAAGTTGATTAGGAAAAAATGTTCCTACAAAAAATACAGAAAATAGGAATAGAACTATAATTACATAGTCATAGACTTTCCCACTTAATAATTTGATATTCATTATTTTTAAGGTTGTGATAACCTTCCAGCTTTACAGCTTATCTGATTGGATTAATCTTCGTCAGTATCTTCTTCAAGTTCAAGATCTTCGTCATCTGAATCTATATCTTCGTCTTGATCTTCGTTATAAGTCTCATCTGATTCCATTTCTTCAAGGTGGTCTTGAAGCATTTCGTTAAGACTATCTAACTCAGTATTCATCTTGTCTTGTGCCTTTTCAAGTTTAGCTATTATCTTTTCTATTTTCATAACTTCTCCTGCTGGTTAATAAAGCCCAAATAGAGATATTTTATAGACTTGTAAATATATAATTTTTAAAGAACTAAATAGATAAGCAAATCAAGAGTTTAATTGACGAAGAACCCATTTTTCATAATCTTCAGAATCAAGTTTTTCACGCATGATTTCAAACTCGTTCTTTTCTCTTGGTTTTTCAATGATCTTAGTTTTTAAGTCTTGCAAGGTAGGAATAGTAATTTTCTTAGGTTTAACATTCATATTGCTAAGACTCTTATCATTTTTATTTATACTATATAGTATATTAGTATTAGTTGTTGTTCTGTGTGGGATAGTTTGATTGGCAGTTGTCGGCAAATCTTGATATTTGCTATATTTTACAATGCTAAATACACTTAATCGTTTGTGTAAAGTTTGATTGATGTTACCAGTTGCTACTAAATTTTTAATTATAGTTCTAACTCTATCAAATGAAATACCAAATTTTTTAGCTAAATCCCTATAAGCTATTGAAACTTCTCCTCTTTTTAAAGTTAATTTCTTTTTCCTATAAATAACTTGGACTGGCTTGTGGGAAGCCATAGCAACTAAATATAAAAACACAGCAACTTCTAATTGATTATTAAAGTCGCTAGAATTATAAATCTTCCTATGTAGTGCTATCCAACCATCACTCATTTTAAATCTTCCTTAACAAGTTCTATTACTTTGTTAGTAAAACTTTTTAATCCGTTCTTCTGACAATCCTGCACCGAAGCATAAGCCGAGAACCAACTTTTTTTATAATGCTTACCTATTTCGTTGTATGATTTTTTAGAGATTGCTCTTATAACT